GTTTATGGTACTACAAATATAACAGCAGAAATAGGAACAGATGTATCATTTGCAATTGTAGATATATCAGAAAACTTAACAGTAAAAGGTGACCTATCAGCGAATGATATATGTGGTAATAATCTTATTATAAATAATGATATTACTGTATATGGTAATATATATACACCAAATGATAATCCATTAGTAGATATATCATTTTCAAATGTAGATATATCAGAAAACTTAACTGTATATGGAGACCTATCAGCAAACAAAGGATATTTTACTGATTTATCCGCTGTTAATTTATGGGCTGAAACATTTACTCATGAAAACGTATTAGATATTACAGATTTATCATGTGATACATTAAAAGTTGCAACTATAGGCAATATTACAGATTTATCCGCTATCACCATTGACGCCTCTTATGTAGAAATTAGTGGTAATGATGGTATTTTTGGCAACACAGGTAGTGGAAGTACCGGTTATAATAGTGGTGTTACAGTATTAAGGGCTAAAAATCGTGTAGTAATAGGACTAGATCCTGCATCTAATGATGGATTAATAGATGCTTCTTGCAGTGCTGTATATACAAACTCCATTGCCTCGGCAACTACACTAACAGGAGGTTTAGCTGCTTTACGCCTATATAGTAACGGGCAACTTGATGCTGCTGGTCAGTATGGTTATACTGAAGCTCTATCAATAGCTAATGTAAATCAACCGTTATCACCTAATTATGGCAGATGGTCTATTTTTACTAAGGATCAGTACATTAGCGGTGGGGTTCTTAGAACCGCTCCGGGCATTTTATTGTTCAGACACTATCATTGGCGAGAGTCTAATCCACCTTCTTTCCCTTTCAGGGCAGCAGGCACCCTAAGCTATACAGATTATTTTATAGACACAGGATATAATTATCAAGCTCTAAATATTAATTTTACAGGTCAGCATAAATGTTTAATGAATGAAAATATAGATGAATCATATGACGGTCTTATTGTTAGTTCAACAGGAAAATATATAAATGAAGATGGTAGTTTAAGACCAACTATAAATGAAAGTTTGCCATATTGTATAATCACAACAACAGAATATGATAAGAAAGTATTTGGGATTGCATCAAGTCAAGAAGACGCAAATAATACACGTCACTATGGTATGATTATGTGTACTGATATAGGAAAAAAATATTATAAAGAACGTCGTACGTATATTAACAGTGTGGGTGAAGGTTCTTTATGGATTTGTGATAAAAACGGTAATGTAGAAAATGGAGATTATATTGTTAGTTCTTCAGTTTCTGGATATGGTATGAAACAAATAACCAATGAAGGACTATTAGCTAATTTTACTGTAGCAAAAATAACATGTGATTGTAGTTTTAATCTTATAAAAATAATAAAACAAAAAATAAAAACAACTCCATATACTGATCCAAGTGGAGACACATATCAAAAAATAGATTATGACGCAGGTGGAGATATTCTATATGAAAATGATTTAGATAGCAGTGGAAATGTTCAACATGTTTATGAATATGATACACGATTTTTACAGGTAGATGGAACACAATTAGTAGACCAAACAGATTATGAAACACGATTAGCAAATGGAGAAACTGTGTATATAGCATGTTTTGTAGGTTGCTCATATCATTGTGGATAATCCAAAATCCAAAATCCAAAATCCAAAATCCAAAATCCATAATCCAAAATCCATAATCCACAACGAATAAATTGATATTATTTAACACTTCATAATAATAATAATATCAATATCAATACAATGGATCCCACATATTTAAAGATTAAATATCCTCATGAAAGAGATGCCCATATTTCCTTTGACGAAGGACCACATATTTATACGATTAATGGATTATCAGACTATACATCCGTAACAACATGGAATCATGAGCATTTCAGTAAATTTGATGCAGATGCTATTATAGATAAAATGATGAAATCACCAAAATGGTCACAAAATAAATATTTTGGAAAAACAAAAGAAGAAATAAAGGCTTTATGGGATGCGAATCGTGATCAAGCAGCAAGTGCAGGCACCAAACTTCATTATGATATAGAGTGTTTTTATAATCAAGAAGAAATAAAAAACGACAGTAAGGAGTATCAGTATTTCAAGAATTTTCACGAGAACTACAAATCGTTGGTTCCTTATAGAACGGAATGGATGATATATGATGAAGAACTCAAATTAGCAGGTTCAATTGATATGACATTTATAGACAAAGATGGAAATCTAGAAATTTATGATTGGAAACGAAGTAAAGAAATAAAAAAATCTCCATCGTTTAATCAATATGCTATTAATCCCATTATAGAACATTTACCAGATACTAATTATTGGCATTATTCCCTCCAATTAAACACATATAAAGCCATTTTAGAAAAGAATTACAATAAAAAAATAAAATCAATGTACTTAGTTATCTTTCATCCAAATTTTCCAAATTATCGTCGTATAAAAGTGGGTGATTTATCTTATGAGGTAAAACAATTATTTGAAGAGCGAAAACAATTATTTGAAGAGCGAAAACAATTATTTGAAGAGCGAAAACAATTATTTGAAGAATAAAAACAATTATTTGAAGAATAAAAACAATTAATTAATAAATAATACTTAAAAAATAAAGTAATAATAAGGTTAATAGATACTAAAGATGGATTTTAGTGAATTTTGCCGTTGTCCAGAAACGAATATGAGTCAATATTTTATTATTCCTTTATCAGTTTTTTTGGGTTTTGTATTTGTAAGTTATTTTGTTGTTGATCGTAAGTCTCGTTCACAGGATACAGATGAAGTAGAAGAGAAAGAAGAAGAAGAAGATGAATATGAGATCAAATATCCTTATAAGAGTGCTGTTCATATGGACCAGGATCTAAATAAATTAAAATATTCAATGACAGTAGATTATACACCACGAGGAGTAGTTATTATGTTATGGAATCAGGAAGATAATGCATTTTTATATTGGGCGGATAATGACATTCCTTATACCTATTTGCAAACAGTATCACGTAAATATGTGACACTTTATAATTGTAGAGATGTATATATTAAATCTGAAACCTATGATAAAGCACAAGAAACTAATAAGCAAACCAACGAAGATGAACAAACAAATGAACAAACCAACGATGAACAAACAAATAAACAAACCAATGATGAACAAACAAATAAACAAACCAATGATGAACAAACAAATAAACAAACCAATGATGAAGAAGAGACAAAGGAAGAAGAAAAGAAATCTGTTTTTGTACAAATGAAAAAATATAATATCAAGCCAAAGGTAAGCGATGATGATGAAAAAACAAATAAATTTATCAAGAAAGGTAAACTTCAAGATTACAAGCCATTTCCATTAGAGGATGAGGGGGACCGAGATATTGAATTTGTGTCTTATAGTCAGTTTGCAAAAAATGCAAAGGACCTTTAAACCCTTGAACATTTAAACTGGGACAAAATTGTCTAAACAAATATAATAAAAATTATATAAATATTTTTTATTATATATATTATCGTAATGGATGATTATAAATTATTATATATAATTTAATATTCAAAAACTTTTAAATCACCAAGGGTGTAATAGAACATAATTATCAATGTAATTTTTTAGTTTTTCTTTTGGAGGATAATATTTTATTTTTTGTTTTATTTTTTCGTATTTTTTGTTTCTTACTTTTACCGCCTTCTTGACCGCCTTCTTGACTGCCTTCTTGACTGCCTTCTTGACTTGTAACTGCTCTTGAAGAAGGTAAACTACTAGGAGTAAGTGCTTTATTAATTCGAGTATTTATTTTGCTACTAATATTAGATTGCAAATTATCTACTTCACCTTGCATATTACGAATCATATCTAAAATTTTTTGTATTGTTTTCATAGCATTTACTAAAGGACCGGCTGTATCTCCAAAAACTTTTAAGAAGGCTTCCATAAATTTAGTCCATGAAAGCATAAATTCAACACCAATGACACTAGCAGAATCAATAACACCTTGAATAACATTTAAAAGATCAAGAAGTGTACCAACAACTGGATAAATAGAAATACCTGCTTCTACTCCGTCAAGAACACCATCTGTTAAATTACGAAAAACTCTACGTCCTACGCGATAACTGGATTGAGCAAAAACATTTCCTTCATTTTCCAATAGATCATTAAGTTCTTGCAAGAGTGGTCGTAGAATATTAATAATATTGTTACTTAAAGAACGCATTTGTGCTTGAAATTCAGGATTTTTCAATATTTCATTAATTCTATTCAATAATATTTCTGACCGTTGTTTTGCATTACCTAAAGCTGTATCAGGTACAATAGACTGAAGTGATTCATTGACTTTATTTAAAAAGAGGTTAACCAATTTAAAAAAAATGCGAACTGCAAATTCTCCACTTTCAATACTTATTTTTTCAAATAATCGGAATATCGGAGATGTATTAGAAGGTCTATTTCTTATTGGATTATTATTATTCCTTGGATTATTCTCCATTATATATATAGTATCATTTTTTGTTTATATTTATCTGATTTCTTTTTTGAAGCCATTTTTGATAATGAATACTTTTAACCATATCAAATGATGTTTTCAAGTGGTCTTGAGCAATAGCTAAAGCTTTTAACTCATCTTCTGATAATGATTTCATATAGTCATTCATATATTCATTCATATAGTCATTCATATAGTCATTTGTTTCTTCTAAGGATAAGGACGCCATCTTATGTTATCTTATGATGTAAATATTAAATAATAAATTCATTAAATTCAATTTTAATATACCCAGTTTCAAATACTTATATACACATTCAAATACTTATATACACATTCAAATACTTATCAAGGATAACTAAAAAAACAAATTAAATTCAATACTTTATTTTTCATGATCTTTGTTAATTCCGTTTCAATTGTATAACCATTAGAACCTAAAAAACTAATTAGAGTAACAATATCGCTTTCACATAAGATTTCACTATTATTGTATGGATTTAATATAACATATTGACATGTGGTAGATGTGGAACAACATGCAGTAGGAACATCAAAAGAAGAATTTTTTAGAGGAGAAATTTGTTTTACATAGGATGCTAAAGGACCAGTAGGTTTATCATTGATACGAATAACCTTTTTATAACAATCTTTTTCTAAAATAACAGAGGATATTAATTGATATGTTGGCATTACTATAATTATGATAAGTATTATTAAAAAATTGAAATTAAATAATACTTATTTTTGAATGTATAATTCATACATATAATATGGCTGCTTCTGCGAAAATATATCGTTTCAAGTTGGATTCCAGTATTATAGAGGTGTTAATAGATTTTGCTAAATTACATAAATATGATGATCGTAAGACTTATAAAGAACATTGGGAAATATGGATTAAAGAGAATGAAGAACTTATTGAAAAGGAGAGAAAACGATTAAAATCTTTAAATTATGATGGAAATATTATTGAGAAAATGTTTAAAAGTGCACGTTATTATTTTAAAAATAAGAAACCGTTATCGGAGGAAGAAGCACATAATAAAAAGATGGCAACTAAACAAAGAAGAAAGTATATTTCAATGTCACAAGAATTTATTGAGACAATTGATATGCATATTAGAGAAAATATTTATAATCGTGATTATAAACCATCAGTATATTATAATGATTTCATAAAAAGCAATAAAGAAATTATCACAACAGAAATAGAACATTTATCAAATTCAGAATTAACAAAAGAATATATTATAAATAAAATAAAAAAAACATACAAAAATCGTTACTATATTATGAGTAAGAATCAATATAAATTAAATTCAGTAAATAATGATATTGAAACTACAACATCACACGAAGCAACATCACAAGAAGCAACATCACAAGAAGCAACATCACAAGAAGCAACATCACAAGAAGCAACATCACAAGAAGCAACATCACAAGAAGCAACATCACAAGAAGCAACATTATAAACATTAAATCACTCTTCATTTTCCAATATTATTTCATTTAATTTTTTTATTTTTTATTTTCTTATTTTTTTAGTTTTTTAGTTTTTGAATTATTTCTTTTGCTCTTCTTTTTATTATTTCTTTTGCTCTTCTTTTTACTTATTTTTTTGCTCTGTTTAGATTCACTTTTTTTAGCCTTAACCATTTTATAATGTTTATTGGTAAAGTCTTTTTTTAAACGATCTGTTAAAGATAATGAATCTGATTTTAGTTCCATTAATTCTAATAAATTTTCTTTAGTCAAATGAACATATTCTTCATTACAATTATCTATTACTTTAATATTCATTTTCTCACCATCATATTCACCATGAACTGCGCGACTATCAATTAATTTTCCATTCTTAAAGATTTGACTCATTGTATTATATGTTTCATATATCATAATATATATAATCTAGATATTTTTACTTTATTTTGAATATAAAATTGAAATACTTATTGTATTTATGTAATGAGACACCTATCAAAATGCTCTTAAAAATATTTCACATTAATATATTATATGGAAACAAAAAAGAAATCTTCCAAACCAAAATCACTTAAAAGAACAATAAAGAAGCAAAATTCTACTAATAAACCAATAACAAATTCCGATTCAACCAATCCAACCAATCCAACCAATCCAAAAATGGCTCCACTTAATGCAACATATATTACTCTATTGAGTAAGTTAAATGAATTAATGATGGCAAAAGGGGAAGTATTTCGTGCCAGAGCATATAAGAATGCCAAGGAAACCATCATGGGATTGACTGAAGATATTACAAGTTGGGAACAACTTAAAGGAAAGAGTGGTATTGGAGAGACTATATTGAAAAAGTTCAAACAATATGAAGAAACTGGAAAAATAGAAGCTTTAGAAAGAGAGAAAGATAATCCTATTCTTATCTTTACAGAAGTTCATGGTATAGGACCAAAGAAAGCACAGGAACTAGTTTCTAAATATAATATTACAACGCTAGATGAATTGAAACAGATAGAAAACGAAGTTCTTAATGAAAGTCAACGTAAAGGATTAAAGTATTATGATGAAATCTCGCAGAAAATACCTCGTGAAGAGATTCAAGAATACAAAGCCATATTCGCTTCGCTTTTTGATGAAGTAAAAACTCCTGGTTCCAGTTTTGAAATTGTTGGAAGTTATCGTCGTGGAGCAAAGAAATCGGGAGATATTGATATTATTATTACTAATAAGCAAAACAATATCGCGGTCTTTGATAACTTTATTAAGAAACTGATTGAAAAGGGTATTATTATAGAGCAACTATCAAAAGGAAAAACGAAGATGCTTGGTATAGGACGATTACCCAATAAAATTGCCAGACGTATTGATTTCCTTTATGCTCCACCGCAAGAATACAGTTTTGCTGTGCTCTACTTCACAGGAAGTGCTGCTTTTAATGTAGTCATGCGTGAATATGCTATAAAAAAAGGATATACAATGAATGAACATGGTCTTTATGTCTTGGAAGACAAGAAAAAGGGAGATAAAATAGATATTATATTTCCTGATGAAAGATCCATCTTTGACTTTTTAGGATTACAATATAAAACACCCGAAGAACGTAAAGATGGAAAAGATGTTATTCCTCAACAAGGGGATTCAGTTTCAGAAGTATCCAAAATGATCTCACAAGAGATTAGTTCTATTCCAAAAAAAATAAAAATTAAGAAGAAGAAAATGGGAACTTTAAAGAAGGAAAAGAGAGAAACTCCAAGATCTATTATTAAGCGATTTCAAGAGCAAGGTATTGATGTATTAGAAATCCTTCCTGAAGATGTTCTTAATGAAGTTCTTATAACAGCTAATAAATATTATTATAATGACAAACCATTAATAACAGACAATGAATATGATATTATTAAAGAGTTTATGGAGAAGAAATTCCCTAACAATAAAGTGATTAAAGAAATAGGTGCTCCTATTAAGCGAAACAAAGTAACACTTCCTTATTTCATGGGTTCTATGGATAAAATTAAACCAGATACAAATATTCTTGAATCATGGAAAGAAAAGTATACAGGACCCTATGTACTATCTGCTAAATTAGATGGTGTTTCTGGTCTTTATTCAACAGAAGGAGATAAACCTAAATTATATACACGAGGTAACGGATCTATTGGACAAGATATTAGTCATCTTATTCCTTATTTATCTTTACCTTCAGAAAAAAACATCGTTATCCGAGGAGAATTCATCTTATCTAAGAAGGTATTTGAAACAAAGTATAAATCAGAAGCATCCAATTCTCGTAATTTAGTTTCTGGTATTATAAATTCTCTTAAAAAAAATCAGGATAAGTATGAAGATATTGATTTTGTTACGTATGAAGTCATTAAGCCCAGTCTTAAACCATCAGAGCAAATGAAATTTCTCAAAGCTAATGGATTTAAAGTTGTACTTCACAAAGAAGAACCAACAATTAACAATAAACTCTTGTCAGAATTATTAATTTCATGGAGAGAAGGTTATGAATATGAAATAGATGGAGTAATTGTAATAGACGATAAAATCTATCCTAGGGAGAATAAGAATCCCGATTATGCATTTGCATTTAAAATGGTATTATTAGACCAAATGGTAGAAGCGAAGGTAGTAGATGTATTATGGACACCTAGCAAAGATGGATATTTAAAGCCTCGCATAAGAATAGAACCTGTTACTATTGGTGGAGCAGTGATAGAATATGCAACTGGTTTTAATGCCGCATTTGTTAAAAATAATAAGATAGGTGTTGGTGCTGTTATTCAATTGATTCGCAGTGGAGATGTTATTCCTCATATTTTAGATACCATTGTTCCAGCTTCTGTTGTGATAATGCCCAATGTTCCTTATCATTGGAACGAAACTCATATTGATATCTTATTAGATAATCCAAATGACGATATCACAGTTAGAGAGAAAAACATTGCAGCATTCTTTCAAGGACTAGGTGTAGAAGGATTAAGTTTTGGAAATACAAAGCGATTAATGAAAGCAGGATATAATTCAATAGCAAAAATAATAGATATGTCCAAGTCCGATTTCTTGAATGTGGATGGATTTAAGGAAAAGACAAGTAATAAGCTTTATACGAGTATCAAAGAAAATCTAGAAAAGATATCATTAAGTAAATTAATGGCGATTTCCAATTTATTTGGACGAGGTATTGGAGAGAAACGTATAAAACAAGTCTTGGAGATTTATCCTGATATTCTAGTATCAAATGAAAAAAATAAAGAAAAGACGGAAAAAATAATAAGTATTAAAGGGTTTGCAAAGAAAACAGCGGAACATTTTGTAGAGCATATTTCTCGTATGGTAAAATTCATTAAGGATATTCATAAAGAAGAATTATTGACAAAAGTATTTAATACTGATGTTAACGTTGATACTGGATATAATTCAGAATTAAAAGATGAATCAACTAATAAAGATCATCCATTATATGATAAGAGTATTGTATTATCAGGATTCAGGGATAAGAACATGCAAGGGGAATTAGAAAAGATAGGTACAAATATAGCTAATACTATTTCTAATAATATATTTGTATTGGTTGTTAAAGATAAAGAAAAGAAGACAAGTAAGATAATTAAAGCGGAATCATTAAGTGTTCCTATTATGTTAGTAGAAGAGTTTAAAGAAAAATATATGTAAGAGAGAACAGAACGTAGCAATTAGAACAATATAATTTAACATAAATAATTTTTTAATCTCTATTTATGTTAAATGAGTTATTCTTTTAAAAAGAATGGATGGACTTATATACATATTGAAGGTTCACCTTATAAACGAGGTTACGATTATGGACGTTTTATTGTAGAAGATTTAAAAAAGATGATTCATACAATAAAGTATGTTTGCATGTATGATTATGGAAAATCATGGAATTTTTTTATTAATGCTTCAAACAAGATATTTAAACCCACTATTCAGATAAACTATCCCGAACTTTATGAAGAATTAAAAGGTATTGCAGCAGGTTGTAAGAGTAAAGGAATGGACACATCAGTAGATGAGATAATTGCTTGGAATGGCAGTATCCCTCTTTTTGAATATTGGTGGCCAAATCAAGAAGTAGGTAAAGTCATCACATGGAATACACAAGGATTAATGAGAAAGCATATTCGTGCAGGTGGAAACCATCGTCATCATCATCATGCAGGTGCTTCCGGTCGTTGCAGTGCGTTTATAGCTGTAGGCGATTATACCAAAGACGGAAAAATCGTATTAGCACATAATACATTTGACAATTTCGTAGGAGGACAAAACAACCGATATATTCTTAGTATTAAACCCAATAAAGGAGCACGTATTCTTATGCAAACTACACCAGGATATATTTGGAGTGGCACTGATTTCTTTGTTACCAGTCATGGATTCATTGGTTCTGAAACAACTATTGGTGGTTTTCTTCCTTATAAAGTAGGTAATCCAATTTTCTGTCGTATTCGCCAAGCAATGCAATATAGTAAATCCTTAGGTGATTATGAAAAAAACTTATTACAAGGAAATACAGGTGGTTATGCGAATTCCTGGCTTTTTGGTGATATTCACAATAATGAGATTATGCGTATTGAATTAGGTTTAAAGTATCATACAACAGAACGAAAAAAGAATGGATATTTTATTGGATTTAATGGTTCTTATGATCCTCGTATAAGAAATTTAGAATGTCGTGCTCAAGGTTTTGATGATATGCGTCGTCATCAAGGAGCTCGTCATGTTCGTCTTACTCAACTTATGAGAAAATACAAAGGTAAAATAGATATCGCAATTGGTAAGAAAATATTAGCGGATCATTATGATGTATATTTAAAGAAGATTAATCCTTGTTCACGTACAGTAGATAGTCATTATGAATTAGATGATCGTGCATTTATGTCTCAATCCGATAGACCCAAGCCATTTCAGCCTCGTGGTGCTGTAGATGGAAAAGTAATTGATAGTTCTATTGCTAAGAAAATGGAGTTTTGGGCACGATGGGGTAATTCATCTGGTATGTCTTTTAATGTAAATAAATTCTGTGATAAGCATATCATATGGGAATATTTACGACCTTATTTAGATGACCGTCCTTCACAGCCATGGACATTATTTTCTTTTGATAGCACAAGCACTAGCACTAGCACAAGCACTCCTTACAAACACATCAAATCCAAATCCAAATCCAAATCCAAGTCCAAGTCCAAGTCCAAGTCCAAATCCAAATCAACAAAAAAAACACTAAAAAAGAGAAAATAAGCGACTAAGAGAAACTAAGCGACTAAGAGAAAATAAGCGACTAAGAATAACAAACAACTATCACTAATTCATATTAAATACGAGTATCTTCAAGGGTTTAATATGAATAAAATGTTTTAACCAAATAATCTTAATTTTGAAATGACCATAGCGCCGAGAATAATAGCCATAGCAATATAATCATCTAAAGTGGTAGGAATTTTTAGCCAAAATTTATTAGAGACGATTTGACCAAGGAAATCAAAAATGTAAGAAGATAGGGAAAGTTGGGTTGCAGTTAAGAATTTATTACCGAGACGTTGAGAAGGAATGAGAAACATCCATTCAAGAGTAGCCCAAAATTCCGCAACTGCAACTTTTTTAAAGAAAGACGCTTTTTTCATAGCTGGTGTGGTTTGTGTAAATAATGCTAAATCCATGAGAGCAGCAATCATAATATTTAGAAATACCCAAAAAATAATAAATTTAGTAGATATTGGTTTCATTTATTATATAATTATATAATAAATATGACATTATCTAATATTGTATATTATATTCAATATTTTGTTATTTTTATTCTTGCTCAAAGTGTTTCTATGTGGGGTCAGTATTTTACATTAAAATTCCCTAATATGACTATGGTTGAATCATTTATGAAAGCTATTCCTTTTGCATGGTTAGATTGGTTCTTAATGACTATTGCTGTTGATTTAGGAGAGAAACATAAATTAGTTACACCTACACAAGACACATTTCTTTTAATTATTATTCAATTTGTTCTTGTTTTATTAATTAATCATTTTTACTTAAAACAGATTATTTCACGTAGTGATATTATTGCTTTCTTTCTTATTTTATTTGGTTTTGCGGTTAGTTTCAATAAATTAGCTTCTAAATTTCTAGAAAAAAAAGATACAACTAAACAAGAAAGCAAAAAAGATACAACTAAACAATAAAGCAAAGAATAAACTAAGAAACAATAAAAATAATCACAATCACATTCACAATCACAATCACAATCACATTATCTAAAAAGTAAAGTCATATTCAACTATACTTTTTAGGTTTAGTTTAATATAATTGTAAAACTTATTATTAATACGTAAAATTCGTTGTTCCATCGGTAATTGACCTCCCATGACTTTAATTACATTTAATAAATATATATCATTTTCTTCTTCATTTTTATAAATCAGTTTTTGATGTTTATCTTTCCATTGTTTAAAAAGGACAATAATCATATGATGTATTTTATTAATAAATGATTCAAAATTTTCATTTGTCATAGATTTCCATGAATCTTTAGTGTATATAAAAAGCAAATTCTTTTTCTGTTCAAATCCTTTAATCGGAAAAGATCGTTCATTTTCTATTGGAAATAAGTCTTGTAATATAAAATACATACCATCTACAAAGTTGTATTTAAAAATCATTTCTAAATGTTTAGTAGTAATAGGTAACTTTTCTTTCCAATCATTAAAATCTTGTTCTGGTTTACAAAATTCATTCAACCAATCTAGTACATTACATTTTCTTTGTTTTTTTTGAACCCATGATTTCATTTCAGACATTTCGGTTTCCAAACGATTCACTTTTTGGACGAGCTCATTAATTAATACATACATTTGCTTAGGAGATAAAGAATATTCATCTACATGATTTCGTTTTTTTATTAAACATGATGCTTCATGTCGTTCATAATAGATTTTTCTTACGAAATGTCTATCACACAATGAGCATTGATACGGCATAATGAATAAATTTTTTGATAAATAATACCAGTATGATATAATTAAATCAATTTATTATATCATATTATATTAAATGACAGGTTGTCTTGCATGTCCAGGAGGAACAAATACATCTATTAATTCTACAGCAATCAATAAACAAATACGTCGTCAAGTTCGTGTTCCATCTTCTCTCTTTATGATGAATGTTGGATCATTAACAGCAAGTAAAGGAAATCTAACTCAGAGTTCCACTAAAAGTAATACTGATGTTTCATGGGGAGTAAAACATAATTCTTATGACCGATATTTAGCACGTAAAAAAGGAGAGACATTAAAAACACATGGTCTTATTACTAATTGTACTTGTTAATTATTTTACCATTTACCCTCCATCATTAACCATTCACTATTAACCCTTCATCATTAACCATTCATATTTGCTCTCTTTTATTTTAGAAACAAAACCATAAAGCAACAGAAGAACTAAAAAATAGATAAGGAATAAATCTATATATATCAATAAATATAAATTCTTTTGAATAAACGTTATTTATATAATCATATTTTTTTAATAATAAATCATTAACAAAAGGATGATTTATTGTAATGCCATAACATTTATTTCGTGCAATACTTTCAACAGTATTTAATAATAATTCGTGAATATGAACAGGAACATCATGATTTAGATAGAGTTCACGTACTTTGGCATAATTATAATCTGTAGTCATTCGTACAAAACTTGTTAGTGAATTATCACTTTTCTCTCCAATGCTAATAAAATATTCCTTCTTATTATGATCTATTTTATATTCTTTAATATTTATATTATCTAGATGTGTTATATTATGATGACTATTTTTTAATCGTGTTTGAATTTCTCTCGGTAATACGTATAATAATTCCAATTCATGTGTCATAATTTGTTTTATTATTAACATAATACTGCTATCATTATTATAAAAAGAGAGACTCATCCATTCTGGACAACATTTTAATCCATATTTTAAACTGTTAAAAACGGGTAGTTGGGTAATATTATCATTATAAGGTTCAAATGATGTACTATCAAGCCATTGTATTATCAATGTATCTTCACTAATATTATGTACATTTAATATTACTTCATCACAAGTAAAATATTTGCTATAAAAGAGCTTATCAATAATATCAATATCTTTATTATGGAATGATAACGGTGATTCAATAGTATATAAAATATTAAATTTATATCCGTGACTTCTTATGAGTTCACTAATATAAATATAATCTGGATATTTATACTCTGGTTCTATATCTACTTCAATAGTAGTAAATCCAAATTGTGCTAATACATTTAAGATATTAGGATAATATTTAATCATCGGACATTGTGTTTGAAAAATAAATTCTTTAATGTTACAAAATGTATCACTATAAAGTGATTGTATATACCAAGAAATATCTGTTAATAATAAAATAATTTTATCTTCTTGATATTTATCCATATCTAAACGAATAACAATACGTTCATATTTCTCTCTATTATATTTTTCATTGATATATTGAGTAATATTAAATGTATCTATATTTTGTTTATTGAGATAAATATAGAAGGTATTATCGCAATAAGATGAATAATATTTTTTAAATAATTCCTCTATTTTTCTCGTTTTATCGCTCAATATTATTTTATTATCATCTATCATTTTATTCATAACACATAAAAGTATAGTAGAATTCAAAAAAATATTAGATGTATTATGTTTTTCAAGATCCTTTTGAACCTCTTGATCATCTTGATCATCTTGATCATCTTGATCATCAATTAAATTATCCATGCTCAATAATTTATAAATATATTCTTCATATAAACATCTATTTGTCGTCATTGTTAGTTATAATATAATAATCATTTTAAATTTTAAAGTAGTTAAAATAATTTAAATAAAAAAACGACACAACAGTATTATCGTGAGTATTATTATGAGTATTATCGTGAGTATTATTGTGATATTATTGTGATGGTATAGACATTTTCGGTAATGGTATTCGCAACTTATGAATTAAAAACCGAAAATTAGTGATTTTGCTATAACAATAACAACTATCGGTTTTACTATCAGTTAAACATTTAGAAACAGTTGTATGTCCAATACATATATCATGTGAAATTTCTTTTAATGTATTATATACTTTACATGTATTATCTGGAAAAATAACTAAATAACGTATATATGCAACAAATTTTTCAAATGTTTCCAAATTCAAATCCAAATCCAAATCCATAATATATAGTATTAAGAATAATCATTTTAATTCATATTATCTAATATTTCATTAGCTAATGCATCTGCTATTTTATTTTTATTACGGTAAATATGATTATATGTAATATAAATAAATTGTTTTTCCAAGTCTTTTATCTTATCATAAATGATTTTTAGTTTTTTGTTTTTTACTTTATATGTACCTTTAAGTTGGCTAATGACTAATAATGAATCGCCAAAAACGTCTAACGTAAGAATATTATTATTAATAGCACATTGAACACCGTTTAAGAGTCCCATATATTCCGCATAATTATTAGTTTCAATGCCCAAATATTCATTTTTCTTTGCAATTTCTCTCTGATCATCATCAAAAAGAATACATCCATAACTGGATTTTCCGGGATTACCACGTGATGCTCCATCAAAATAAAGTGTCATTTTATTATTTATATTCATAATATATTAATTAAATAGTTATTGATTCATTTGTTTTTTTCAATTTATTTAGAATAAGATTTAATTATATAAAAAAATATTACTGTTTAATATATAATGAATATAGATGCATTAAAAATAGAGGCAACAGGGAAAAATTCAAATACACATACTGTAAGTATAGATACTCGTTTTAGAGATAATTATTATACAACCGAAAGTTCCGATTTTTCTGTAACATTACCTGTCAAGATTCATCGCGTTACAGGTGTGAGCATTACTGATATTATGATTCCTGTTAGTTTTTATGCTATATCAGAGAAATATCAAAATAATTATTTCTTTATTGATGATACTAAAGTTGAAATTCCATCTGGAACTTATACAACAACCGAATTTGTAACACGATTAAATAATTTATTAGTAACAAGTGCAGATGCAAATTTAAATACAATAGAATCCGCAATTGATACTACTAGTGGAAAAATTATTATTGCACGTGATTCAGGAGGAGCTACTTTTACCATGAGTTTTAACAGAGATATTTTAGGTAATGTAGATGAAACAAAAAACATTCAATTAAACTTAGGATGGTTAATGGGATATCGTTTTGCACATTATCAGGGTTCATCTGCTTACGTTAGTGAAGGATTATATGAAACAAATAGTCCACGTTATATTTATATTTCAGTAGATGAATATACTAATAATAAAGATATGTTCTTTACCGCAGCTTTAAATGATTCTATCCTTAGACATGATATTTTAGCAAAAGCCCCTGTTTATGCTGCTGGTCCTGGTAATTTTCTTACTTCTGGTAACTTTTCTTTTTATACTGCTAAATTACGTACTTTTTCAGGTTCATCTGATATTAACCGAGTAAAAATTCGGTTATTTGATGAATATGGAAGAACATTAGATATGAATAATATGGATTACAGTATCACTCTTGACTTTAATGTTATTGCTAGTTCCAGTGTACGATAAGTTAGATAATTCTTAAATATTATATGTATTATTATATATATATAATGTCACGACCATTTAATAATGGAAAGCCAGATTTAAATGCTGGAGATTATATTAAAAATAAAAAAAGTAAAACAATCTATACTTCATTAAAATTACAATCTACTTCTGCTAATAATTATGATGGTACAGTAGTTTTTGAAAATCAAGAGGCAAAAAGTTTTAGAACTTACGAGTTATATAATGATACAACATTAGGATACAATTTATGTATGGATTGTTCTGGATTAGGAAATGCTTGTAATTTAGATCCAGAAATTCAAACTGAAAATAGTGTATATTCTGTTATAGATTTAAGTAAAGTATCAGTTACACAATTATTTGATGGAAGTATTAATGTATTAAATAATAGTGGTACTCCATCAACAATTGATGGTACATATGTTTATATTGATCCAAGTAATGTTCTTTTTGGAACTGTTTATGAAGAAAATGGTGGTATTGTTAATACATGTACAACACGAGCATTTATGAATTATACAGATTTATCTAATAACATGGGTCTTGATATTTCAGGTAATAATACAAACTGGAATTACTTACGTTGTTATGATTTTCCTGCTAAGATTAAATTTACATAAATACTAATAATACATAATACTAATAATACATAATACTAATAATACATAATACTAATAATACATAATACTAATAATACATAATACTAATAATATAATCTTATTTATACATGTGTGAAGGTATAAATAAGATGGATAACTAAGATGGATAACTAAGATGGATAATTAATATTCACTATTTTAAAAAGATTATTAATAAGAAATGTTGATCGTGGCAAATAATTACCTTTTAATTGATAATGTTGTAATTCATTATTTTTATTAAAGCATATTATTTTTTTGTTATTTAAAATAACAATATATCCATTAAAATATTCATCAATTTGTTCTGTGCTGCGGTTTTCAAATAAATAATTAAAGTTAATTTTAAAATAATAAATCGCAAAGATTTCATTATAATAGCTACGAAAACTTTTAAAGATTATACTACCATATAGCATGTGCTCTGCACAATTTTCGTATATTCTTCGAAAGACTATTTCGTATTGACATTTATTATTATATTTAAATAAAAAGGTCACATTATTAGTTATATCTAATAACATATGAGAATTATAAAAATATTCATATTGATAATTTAATTTAGGTATAAACTGAAAATTCATGTTAAACACAGTTTTAATTTCATTTTTCATTAACATGGACAATATATATTGTTTCTTAAAAGAGAGAAATTGTTTATATCCAAGTTCCCTTGATAATGTATTAATATTTAATAAAGTATTTTGAAATAGTTGATTTAATGATAATGTATAAAGACTAGGAATGGAAATATATTTTTCCTTCTTATTCATAAGTATCTATTATATTAGGGTTATTATTTTTATAGCATTTTTCTATATGTAATAAGAATAAGTACAAGTATTATTAATCTTCACATATGATACATGTCAATAGATTCTATAGATTTATCATCATTTCACCAGAATTTTATTATACCAAAAGAGAGAAAAATCAAATATAGTGAGATCAATACTCATTTCTCTCTAATTGAAAAAATGATGAATCAATTACCAAAAGAATTATTCACGAATCCTTCTTTAAAATGGTTAGATATTGGAACAGGATATGGTTATTATTCTATGGTATTATTTAAAAAACTTTTTCATTTTCTCTCTAATTCTATTCCTGATAATACAGAGAGAAAGACACATATTCTAACAAAGATGATTTACATGATAGAATTAAATGAATATCATAGAGAGAACTTGGAATATGTATTTGGTTCAAATGCTAATATTATCATAGATGATGTATTAACTCATTCTTTTAATCAGACATTTGATGTTATTATAGGTAATCCACCGTATGTTTCAAATGGATTAAAGAAAGTTCCAACAAATCAAGAATTAAATAAAGAGCAAGATGGTAAGACTATTTGGAAACCCATTGTAAAACGTGCATTAGACTTATTAAAACCAAATGGTTTTCTCTCTTTTATTATTCCATTATTGTGGTTAAGATGTGATAAACAGCATATGCATGAATTAATTTTGAAATATACAATTGAAAGTTGTTATTGTTTAACAAATACTGAAACAAATAAATTATTTCATGGACAAGCTCAAACACCAACGTGTTATTTTACATTAAAAAAGGCACTATCGCCCGGAATGATTTATTTATATGATAAAGTAACCCTTACTTATATTCCTTATCTTTATACATTAGAAGAATGTATACCCTTATTGGGACCTTCTATTATAAATCAATTGAGAGAAATAGTAATTAAATATGATTATTTAAGGGTTATAAAAACGAATACTCCTTCTAAAAAAATACTTTTCTCTCCAATTAAAACAAAATATTATCAGTTTGAAAACATAAAAACATGTATATTAAATAAAAAACAACCAGAGTTAGTCTATGCTTATAGTAATGAATCCACAAAATATTCTGATAGATCCAAGATCATTTTAGCTCATAAAATGTATGGATTTCCTTATTATGATAAGGAAGGTAAATATGGTTTTTCAACGAGAGATAATTACATTATTTTAAATAAGTCTGAAAAAGACAGTTATCGTTTAGTAAACTTTCTCTCAAGTAAATTAATATTTTTCGTATTTGAAGCCACTCGTTATCGTATGAAGTACTTAGAAAAAGAAGCATTTTTGTTTATTCCTGATATCAGTCTTATCTCCGATTTTCCAAATGAAATAACAGATTACTCTATTTATGACTACTTTAATTTAAATGAAAAAGAGAGAAACTTTATTGAAGTACTTTATCGTCATGATTATGGAAAATTGAAATAATTATAATATATATCATGTTTATTATTTTTAATAAACATGTTGACTACCCGTAATCAAAGGTTCTATATAGGAACTACTCGTTTTAATAAAAAAACGTGGAATGAAAATGAACGTTGGCGTATAAATAAGAGTTTCAAAGGGTGTATTTATAATTTGCCCAAAACAACAACATGTATGATACCTCAAGATAGTACTATATTTATATTAGAAATGAACAATGATATTAATAAGATAATGGGAATAGGACTCATAAAAAATAAGTTTGAAACAAAATATCATTGTATTTATGAAGATAAAAACTATAATCGTTATACGTATAAAGGAAATCAACGAAAAGACAAAATGGAGTTCACAGAAAAACAATCTGAAATTTTAGAAATACTAGAAACAATAGTATTTAAAGGTAAAAAGCATTTGAAACGAGGACAAGGAATTACATTAGTGCCTCAAGACCGTCTTCTTAAAAAAGATTTCTTAGAATTCTTTACTAATTTATTTATAGTATCAGAGAGAACTAATAATTCAGATAGAAATGATAATTCAGATAGAAATGATAATTCAGAGAGAAATAATAATTCAGATAGAAATAATAATTATAAAAATTTAAATATTAATAAATAAGACAATAATATATATATAACATGGATTATAATGTAGATAATTATACTATTAATGATTTATTAGAAATAATAGAACTAACAATACCAGCAAGTAAGGAAGCTATTGAAAAGAAAACCGATGAATTAATTAGTAAATATAGTGATGATGATGATGATGATGATAATGATAATGATGATGATAATGAAGAAAACCCATTATACCAATTTTTTATTGATACAAAGAAAAAACTATTAACCTATATGTTTCAACATAATATAACTGAAATAAAACAAGATGGATTTGGAATGGAAACTTTTTTAACAAAGAAGTATGACAATGAAATGTCTGAGGTTATTGGACGAACACAGCAAAATATTGTATTAATGGATCCAAATCATTCTACTATGAAAAGAAAAAGATTAAATTTTCCAAATGGTGAAGTAAAACAAGGTTATATGAATCCAGTTTATCATTCTACGCGTTCCTTACTTTTAAATATTGATAGTCATTATAGACAGAATATTTCATCGTCTTCTACCGATTTTATTATTGACTTATCAGAACCTATTAAAGATGTGTTATCAATGCATGTTTATGAGTTTGAAGTACCAGCAAATTGGTATGTTTTTAATGAAGCATATGGTACAAATAGTATTTTAATTGATTCTAGTAAAGTAACAATAACAGAAGGTAATTATACGCCTAATGAACTTATTACAGAAATATCAGGACAATTATTGGAAACATGTGGTTCAGAATTTACTATTTCTTTAAATACCATTAATAATAGAGTTTATATTGATAATAGTGCGAATGATTTTTCAATGAAACCATATGATGTTAGTAGTACTAATATTTCATGTAATCATTCTAGTAGTGGAGGAAAAATAGATTATAACTTAGGATGGTTATTAGGCTATAGAGAGACAAGTTATACTGATGCTTCAGGATATCTTACAGAAGGATTAATTAATACAGTTGGTCCAAGATATATATTTATTGAGTTAGATGATTTTACAAAAAATCGTATGAATAATGAAGTTGTTTCTGTTCATGACTCCAATAATGAATTTATTAAATTACCAAATTATTATAATTATGATTTAAGTGGTTGTGGTACATCTACGATTGATGAAAGTAATCCTAGAAAATTAACAACTGCTCAAATATATACAATTAACGAAATAAAAAATTATCAAAACACTCCTAGACTTAATCGCCATTTAGGTAGTACTAATAGTGATATTATTGCACGTATTTCTAATAATCGTAATAATATTCTATTAAATTTTGATATGATTTATTCTGAAAAAGATTTAACAGAAGAATACAAACGTGTATATTTAGGACCCACAACTATTTCTAGAATTCATGTTCGTCTTATTGATGACAAGGGAAATGTAATAAATTTAAATAACAGTGATTGGTCTTTTTCTATCCTTGTTAAGCAATTATATCAGTATTAAGCAATTATATCAGTATTAATCAATTATATCAGTATTAAATTAATATATTATTCTATTAATAATATATTAATACATGAATACAAATCATTTACATTATATAGGATATATTGGACCTATTATTATGATTTATTTAACTATATTATATTTTTACATATTTGATATACCAAAGATAAAGTATTTTATTAAATGGTTAGTATTAACTGGTATTATCAATACTATTTTAAAACATATTATTAAATCTAAACGACCTAATAATGAAAAACCATTTGTTCTTTTTAATAGAATCAAATTAGATAATTATGGTATGCCATCAGGACATGCTCAGTATGCCGCTTTTATTCTTTTATTTTTCGCTTATTATGCAACTGATTATAAATTACTTATTCTATTTCTCTATAGTTTTATTAGTATATTAACATTATATCAACGTTATTATTTCCGTGCTCATTCTGGTTTACAAGTAATTACAGGTGTATTAGTAGGAATTATTGAAGGATTTATAGAGAGAATATTATAAATTTTTAGATGCTATTAGATTAAATATACATTTCGTACTTTCTTCATGTGTTTCAACTTGGTTTAATATATCCTTCTTAAATTTTTCTATAGTTCTCTTCATATTAGCATATTGCTTTTTCATTTCTTTTTGTTTCGTCATTATTGTTTCAATAACCTCTTGATTTCTAAGATCCAAATTCTCTATGGATATAATCAGTTTAAACATATTAAACGCATATTTTAAACGATTCTTATCTTCATTAAAATTATGAATATAAATCACTGGTCTTTCATTAATAATTTCTAGAGAGAAATCTTCCTTATTACAGATACCAGTATGTAAGCTCATTAATACACCACATGTATATTCCGTATTTTTCTTCATATCACGATGAAACTTCTCTATTTCCGTTTTATTTACATTACTTGTATAATTCTTTACTTCAACCATCATATTAATGTTTCCTTCTAATATACAAAAATCACCTTTTGTAGCATCACTACGACAATCCATAATCTCTGCTTTTGGAAATAGCAAGTTTAAACTATGAAATGTCTCTTTCTCTCCATCTTGTCCTTTTAATGTAGAATTTTGATGTCTATGTTGTAAAGATTCTATTTTCTCTCTATAATCATCTATTTTTTCATTCATTTCATTCAGTTTTATTTCATATTTCTCTCTTTCATTCCCTATTTTTTGATCATAAAAAGAATGAAGTTTCATAGTTTTGGTTTCATTAGTAGTAAAATATCCCATGAGTTTATCTTCCAATTCTTTATTCATAGTTTTTAAATGATCTATGTCTGATTGATATTTAGTTTTCTCATTTATTCTCACATCTTCCAATAATAATTGTTTTTCTTTATTAAATGATTGAGACATATTATCTCGTGTCACTATTTCTCTCTTTACTTGTTTTCTTAATTCATCAATTTCATTCTTATATTTATTTTTCAATTGACATAATTCATGTTCACCAGTATTTTTTAATGTTTCCATTTTTTCTTCCCATTGTGCATTATTAAGATATTGAATTTTTTCATTTCCTTTAGTTAAAAATAAATAGCCTAATTCAATACATCGTAATTTATCATTTTCATTTAACATAGTAAATGAATTAACAACTTTATGATCACTAGGCAAATTTATTTCTATATATTTTTGTTCATGATATTCTTCATTATTTAAATCCATAGGGCTATTAATATCTAATAGCGTTTTCTTAAATTAGTTTATTTTATATTATCTAATAGGAAATTCGTGTAATTGATCCATACGAATATATTCCTTCGTTGCACGACAACAATAAGAAAAACTAGCACCCGAATGTGCATCTTTTTCAACTAATTTAGATAATATATTTATATTAGGGTGATCAACAAACATATATCCTTGATCTAGTGGTGGTGAATAATTCATAAACCAATTCAATAGTTCAGGTTCATCATAAAGAGCAGATATCATATTATTTACTAATTGTTGCATATAATTATCATTAGCATTAGCATTATTATTAGCATTATTATTAGCATTATTATTAGCATTAGCATTAGCATCAGCACCAATATTACGTACTGTGTTTTCCATGATGATAATTTAATATTAATTAGTATAGTATTAATATTAAATCATTTTAAAAACAAAATAATTATGTTTAATGAAATACTTGTGTAAGTTCACTACCATGATAAAGCATAGTAAAAACAGAAAGAGCACCTAATAATACAAAAGATACAATACCAGATTTATTTTGATAATAAGCAATATAACTAAGAAGAGGGACAATAATAAGTAAATGCAATAAATAAAGTAAAATACGATGCTTATGTGTATCCTCAGATGACATTTTATGTTCTACTTGTTTTTCAGGTTCATGTGCAGGAGGTTTAAATAATCCTGTAAAGCTTCTAGTACCTCGTTTCAAAGGAAGTATTTGACAATCATAAAAATAATCATACCATGCCATAGCGACATATGCTAAAACAAATATAATAAATAAACTAACAGAGAGAAGATATTTATTTTTTAAAAGTGAAGAAGGGTTATAAAGAAAAAGTGCCATACAAATGAGAGAAAAGATAATACATTTAACATTAAATACAAAAGGAACGCCAAATAATCCACCTGCCATTTATATTATACAAAGTTTTTTTAACAACACATATGTTTAATTTTACTATAACCTATATAAATAATCACAACTGCTCCAATAGCGAGTACAATAATACCTACAATACCTATGGACATTTATATATAATTTGTATATTTTATTATATTTTGGTTTTAGATTCAACAATATCTTTATTTATAGATAATTTAATTTTACGAGGTTTTGATTTAGATGGCATACTACATATTTTTTTTGTTTTATTAAAATACTTAACACGTGTTAATTTTTTTCTAAATCTAACAGATTTATTTTTCTGCTTATTAGTATTAGTGGTATTAGTGTTAGTATTAGTGTTAGTATTAGTATTATTAGTATTAGTATTATTAGTATTAGTATTATTAGTTTCTTTTAGTTTCAAAATAGATTTCATTAATATATATAATAATTATTTTAAGAATGAAAATATAATATATATAAGTAATGGGTCAAGTTATAACAAGAATAAAGATAATCCACGATGAAAAAAAAGAAAGAAAAATGTATAAAAATATAGATAAACAAAAACAAGAAATATGGAGAGAAAAACAATATGTTATAGATAAAAAAATAGAGCGTGATTTAATTGATAATTATAATTAGATAATAACAGGTAGTTCATCAGTAACAAAATGACATTGTCCTTCTATATTCCATTTTACAACTAAGGGAATAATTTGTACTCCATCTTGATGTGCTTCCTTAACAGCATTCTTATAAATTATATCAATATTAGAGGGTTGGAAGCATTTGATATCGTCTCTTTGTATAACATAGCAAATATATGTTTTTGTTTTAGATGTTTTTGTAATAGTATGTAACTCTTGAATATGTTTTAATGCACGAGGACTAATTACATCTGTTTTCTTTTTTCTATATCCATCAGGAAAGTAAGATATTTTTTCATTTGCTTCTTTGTCATCAAAATTATATTTCATTCTCTCTTTTCTATCACAATCAATATAATCCGCTAAAGGAACATTTTTTACTTCTAATACAAATGAATTATCTTCTTCATCTAATCCAACAAAATCAAATCTGGAATTAAGTATTTTAACTTCTCGTTTGAATGATTTTACTTTTAATTTTGTAAATAGATTTAGTTTGAGGACATTTTCAACAATAGTTTCAGCTAATTTAGGATTAATGCCAATAAGTTGTGTATTTTGTTTTTTGTTTTCAGTAAAGATAGATAATTGAATTGTATATTTGCAAATTTTAGTAGTATCTTTTTTTGGTGTAACTAAGACACGTGCATCTTTTTCACATAATCCACAACATCCTAAAGATGGGGCATGTGCTTGTATTATTTGGTCTTCTATAATGATATCTGCTACATAGGGAGACTTACATATTTTAGAAGGTCGTGAGATTACATTCACTGTTCTAAGATTATTTAATTCGTAAACAATCATAATAACACTCTTTTTATTTAATATGAAAAACTTTTACATATTATTCAATTTTATCTAATTCCATCATATATGAATACTATTCAAAAACGATTTTTATTATTTTTAGGTATATGTATACCTTCACGCATTATGATTGCTTTATTATCTATTTATGGTAATAAAACAATAAAAACATTATTAATTATATTTGCAATTATTATAGTAATTGGATGGACTTTTATTTATGCAACTAAATCCAGACAAACAGGTAAAGAAGTATTCGGAGATAAAATATGGTGGAATCATTTAAGACCTATTCATGCTTTCAATTATCTATTATTTATAATATTATCTTTGAGAAATAATGTTTATGCGTCAGTACCACTTATTATAGACCCTATTATTGGATTATTAGCATTTATCAATTATCATTATAAAGAAGGAAACTTTAAAAAATTATATATAAATTGAAATACTTAATTAAAAATAAGTTATAACAACATATAATAATGCGAATAGAACGATTTAAAAAATACGAAAAACGTTATATAACGTCATTATTATTCAAGATGGAGGGTAACGTATCATTTAATATTCAATTCTTATTGAGGCATTTATTAAATGATACAATAAATATCAAAAGGCAATATAATATATTCAAATCTCCAATCACTATTATATTTCAAAACAACGATTTATCGTGTAAATTATGGAATCAATATTGTGATGAGCTTGATATTAATCCCAATAAAAGAGATAATTTGAAAGAATATTTTATTAAAATGTTAAAAGATAAAGAGAGAGAAGAAGTTTCATTATTAGGTGAACAACATTATTGGTTTTCCAATCAATATAATAATCAATTAAGTAATTTAATAAATAATTTATGGTTAAAAGCGCATTAAAACCACATTAAAACCACATTAAAACCACATTAAAACCACATTAAACCACAAAAAATGGAATAAAAACTATAAAAATATATAAATAAAGAATATATAATAAAAATATTTATGCGTTTAAAATTATCGTGTCGTTGTTTTTGTTATTTTATAGTTTTTTTAGTTTTATTTACTTTGTTTCTTTTATTATTATTTCTTTTTCTAGTTTTTATTTTACATGTTTTACGATATGGTTTTGCATTTCCACCTTCATAAGATTTAAAATATTTTAAAAATTCACTAGGTTTATAATCTTGATGTAAATTATCATTATTTTCTTTAATAAATCCTGTTTCTTTAGATTTACCATTAATTTTAATATTATATCCAATTTTATTAGCATCTTCTTTTTCTCTAGGAATAAAAATATGCACATGATTATTAAAATTATGAGATTTATCAACAAAATTTGGTGTATAAAAGTAATGATCTGAATTCTTTGCAAATTCAATCCAATTTGATTTATTATTTCTGAATGCTTTAATAATATTACTTTTTTTCAGTTCTATTTCTTTTACTTTCTTTCTTTTTTCATCTTTATTATCTTTATGTTTTCTTTTTTTATCTTGTTTTCTCTCTTTTACAGATTTATTATTAACTGTATACATAATATATATTAATTATATTATAAATTATACATATTCATCATCCATTACATTATCAAATTCATGAGTTTTTTTCAATATTTGTTTTAAATAACTATCAATTTCATTAATAGTTAATTCTTCTTGAACTTTATCTTCAATTTCATCATAAATTTCTTTAGAAGTTGGTAATCTTCCCTTTTCAGTTTTAAATATATTTATAATATTTTTAATAAGTTTTTGATTATTATTTTCAATAAGAGTTTTTCTTGCAATAGAGATTGCATTATAAGAAGGTTTTCTTTTAAGTTTTAAAACAGGTTTTTCTTGATAAACAGATGAACTTACACTTTCAATAGTATCACATATTTCGGGTTTTTTAAGTTCTAAATATGTTTTTTGTTTATTAGATAATTCAGTAGGTAATTTACCTTCCATTTTATGAAGACCATCAGAAAAGGTAATTTTAAATAATTCTATTATATTTTCAGGTATAGGTGGACTAGTTTCCATTAATCTATCAAATTCTTCCTTTGAATGTTTTAATAGTTGCAATGGTGGTAATCTTTCTGTAGGTGATTTTGCTAATTCAACTTTAATATTTCTATAAAATTTATCCCATGCAATATAAGCGGCACGATGTGCTTCATTTAATTCACCTATTTTTAAAAATTGTAGAAAATCCAACAGATTCTTTTACACCTTCGCACATTTAAAACGCCGATAAAAATTTAAATGGTTTTTTAATTTTATCCAAATCACATATATCAATTTGAGATTTTACATATTTATATTGAATAGATGGTTTTGATATTTCGCTATCATTTTGAATATATACACATATATTATTATAAATGAAACTAAAATAACATAAACCGTCTTGTCCTCCTTGAATATAATCTTCATAAATATAATCAGCAATATCAATCACTGTATCATATGTTGAATCAGTCCAATTCATAGTATCATATTTTTCAGTAATACACTCTGGATGCTTACATAATAATTGTAAATTTTCATTAAGTTCTCTTTGGGTATAAGTTTGTTTATCTAAACCTAATTCGGACAAATAACTATCTGTTATTAATGACTTCCTTGTAAATTTTGGATATAAATTTTCCATTATATTACTTTATGTATTTATCTTTAAGTTTAAATAATCGGCGTTTTAAATGTGCGAAGGTGTAAATTATGGAAAGAATGTACAGAAAAATCACCCTATAATAATAAATCAAGTAGATTATTTAATGATATATTTAATAAAAATATAGAAAATGCTTTAATAAATGTAATATATCCATTACAAAAAATAGAGAACATAAGAGAGAAAATAGAAACAAACGAAAAAAAAATATTGTCTAATGCATTAAGAGATTTATGGTTTCATATTCGGCATTAAATAAATTGTTTATATTCTTTAAAATGTTTTTGTGCATAAGAAAGGAAATGTTCATGAGGATTTAATTTATTGATATTATAAGTTTGTAATTTATTATTAATATCTGTTGTGATAGCTTTTTTAAATCCGACCTTTTGTAACATAATAATACATTCTTGACAAGGAGCACAATTCATAAAGATAAGTTCATCTTCGTAATTTTTAGTGCGTGTAATAAATATTTTATATTTTTTCATTTTCCGATATGTTATTTTTTTACCTCGGAAGCAACGTTTTAAAAACTTAATAAGACAATCTCTTTCAGCGTGAAACATAGTACAATATTCTCTAGAGCCATGTTCTCTGAAGCATGATCTATAATGATTATGTCCTGAAACAATAGGTTTTTTACCTTTTGAAATAACAGATCCATAATGACAACTCATTGTGGAGAGAATAGATTCATCTTTTGCTTTATTTAATATTAGATGCATATTTAATATTAAATATTCTTATAATAAGTAAGTATATAACCTTTATTTAGGTTCAATTTTATATATTATATAAAAAATTGAATAAATATAAATAAATTATTAATTAATATATAATACAACTATGGCGAATAAGACGATATCAAAGGATACTAATGAAAAAGTATATAAATTACCACCATTGCGATGTAATAAATGTGATAAAGTATTAACAGGGGGATGGATAACAAAGAGTACATTTATAATACCCAATCCATTTATAGAGTATTGTGAAGATTGTGAATCATTAAATAATAATGAAAATGAAAATGAAAATGAAAATGAAAATGAAAATGAAAAAAGACAAATAAATTGTATTTTATGTGATAAATCATTAAAAGAATATACCAATAAGTATAATCAGATTACGTATAGTTTATATGCTATGAATCGTTTATGTAGGGATTGTGATACCATAGCATTTCGGACATTAAGAAAGTTTCCTGATGTATCTTATCCTGAATGGATAGATAATAGTAATGACAAAAACGCAGAAGATTTTATGTTTATATTGAATTTGTCATTAAGAAGTAATAGAGAGAAGGATTTGAAACTAGTAAAACGTATTAATAAATTTCATAAATTATTACCAAAGAAAGAGCCAAAAACCAAAGAAGAGATAGAATCATTTGGTGAAGAATTGAAGTGGAGATTATGGGATTGTTTTTGTTGTAGTTCATTTGAATTAGAGAAACATACAAAAATATTTGATAATGCACGTGATTATTTAAAGACATTTGGTTTTGAATTAAATATAGGATACACCGTAGATACAGATACAGAAGATAATAATGATGACCAAGAAGAAGATATTGATTGTTATATAAATAATAATAATAATAATAATGTAAATATAAAATATAAAAATTCATCAGAAATAACAAATAATTAAATAATTATGACGTATATGGTTTAACGCATTATTATTAATAACAATGTTTATTATGAATTAAGGTAACAATTCTATACTATTCTATTTTTCTTATCAAAATGGTAAGAAAAAAATATAGTAAAAACAAGAGAAAAAAGTACAGTAACAACTAAATTCCCAAAAGTGATTCGAAATAGAAAATTGGACATGTCCATTTTTTGATTTTAGGGTATTGACAAAAAAAAAATGATTTTTGCATTTTAGAGCATAATGGTCTAAATTGTAAAAAATGGTAAAAAAAACAAGGTGTAAATTATGGTCACAAAAAAATAGGAAAAAAAAACGAAGAAAAAAAAGAATTTAAAATTATTTTACCCTTAATATTTAAGCAATATGGTGACAAAAACCGAGCAAAAACGAGCACACACTTTCGTATGCAACTATTGTGACTATAAGTCGTCACGTAAAAATAATTTTGAGCGTCATTTATTGACACTTCGTCATCACAACTACTCAAAAGGTGACGAATTGGTGACATCAAAGGGAGCAAGTCATATATGTCAAAATTGTAATAAAATATATCAATCACGAAACGGATTATGGAAACATGAAAAGAATTGTATTATAAAAAAACAGAATGAAGAACAAATTAATAAATTAACAGAAATAGTTGTATCGCAGCAAGAACAATTAAGTGAATTTCATAATACAATAACCACGATAATGACTAATAATGAGAAGAGAGATGAGATTTTTATGGAATTAGCAAAAAAACCGTCTATGAATAATAGTATGAATATGATAAATAGTAATAATAAGAATTATCATATTTATTTAAATACACATTGTGCAAATGCGATAGATTTTCCAGATTTTTTAAATAATTTAAATATCACGATGGATGATTTATTTTATTCAAAAGATAATGGATATACAAAAGCAATAACTAATATTTTTCAGAAAAATTTAAGTATTTTGGATAAAACAGAACGACCTATTTATTGTAGTGATAAGAAGCGTATGAATTTTTATGTTAAAGATGGAAAATGGAAGAAGGATAATGAAAATAAAAAAATACTAGAAGGTATTTGGAAAGTAACGCATAAACAAATAAAATATATGAATGAATGGAGAAAAGCCAATCCGAATTGGAGAGAAAACGAAGAAAAAGATTTGGAATTTCTCAATATAGTAAGAAATATAATGGGTGGAGCTAGTGATGAAGAACAATGTAAGAATAAAGCTAAAATTATCAAAGAATTGGCATTGAACAATGATATAAAAGAACTATTTTCTGAAGAATGAAATCTATTTTATATTATTATAATAATGATAATGATAATGAAAATACTTTTTCAAATACTTTTATTAATAAGTTTATTTTCATCATTGGTTAGTAGTTTAAATGCATCTTCTATTAATAGTAATTCACCTATTTGCGGGAACGATGTAGAGGATGTTTTATTCATAAATTCTCAAAGTGACTTAGATTTAGTAGGTCATTGTCAAATATTCAATAGTAGTATTTTTATTTCTGGTGGTTATAATATAGATACTTTAGCAGTTTTATCAAATTTAGAAATAATTTTAGGATATTTAGTTATAATTGACAGTTATTCATTAAAAAACTTATTTGGCTTACATAATGTAAGAGAGATTAATGGAAAAGAGTTATATATCAATGACTATGATGTAGTGATAAGACATAATAGAGATTCTCTCAATTTAGAGAACGGATTATGTTATGCGAATAAGGTAAATTGGACCTTAATAAGTTCAAATGAAGAAGAATGGATAACGGATAATGCAATAAATTGTCCAAATTGTGATATGAAATGTAATGGATGTTGGGGACCAGGACCACAATTATGTCAGAAATGTATAAATTATCGTTCTGGAATTACTTGTGTTGATGATTGTCCTATTGGAACAAATGAAACAGAGAGAAAATGTATAGAACGACTACCCGGAATTCCAAAATTTAGTGGAGAAGCAAAAAGTTTAGATAGTATAGAATTAAATTTTATAGCGAGAAATATAACAAATGGGATAATGTTAGGATATGAAATGATGAGAGATAATGAAATATATAAATTATATGAACCAACGCGGGAAAATTATGATTCCACATATAATCTCTCTTTTAATTTATTAGAAAATGGAATTCCAAATTATAAATTAGATATTTTTGATTTAATTCCATATACATTATACAATTTTTCTATGAGAATATTGAATAGTATAGGTTGGGGAAATTATACGGATTTATTATTAATTAGAACGAGAGAAGGATATCCTCCAATTCCAGCTATTCCAAATGTAAAATTAATTGGAAATGTAATAAATATAAATATTCAAGAAGTGAGTAATATTTATGGACCTATAATAAAATATATTTTATTAGATATTGAAAATACTATAATATATAATGGAACTTTTATTAAAAATATAAATATTACGGATATAATTTCAGACAAAATTTATTCTTATAAATTAGAAGTTTATACAAATCAAATATTAAAATCTGAAAGTAATTATAGTGAAACTATTTTATGGAAAGAGAGAGAAAATAATAATATTTATGAAAATGAAAATAATGATTATTTATTATATATTTGGATAGGAAGTGGTGTTTTGGGATTTTTATTATGCGGTGGAATAATTTATAAAATAATTAATAAAAGAAGAAATAGAGAAAGGAGAAATAAAAGTAGGTCTCTCCATAGATTAAAAGATAAAGAGAGAGTACAATATTTATCTTCTCATTGTAAAAATCCATTATATAGAAGAATTAGTGAATTAAATTTATTTCCAGCAATAAAAAAATATTTTTCTGGAAGTAGTTTAAAAAATGAAGTTTTTAAGAAAAAAATAGATAAAAATGGAGAAAAAGATTTTTCTGATCATACATATGAAGAAATAAAATTGAAAAAAAATGAATGTTATATACAAGTAGAGGAAATAAAGCCAAATGATTGTTATATTGAAGTAAATGGGGAAGAAAAACTTAAAAATAGGAACTATTTGGATATTTTACAAGATAATATTCCAAATTTAGTTCCAAAAAATATGCTAATAAAATAAAATGAAGGTTTAATTTAAGTTTTTGTGTAAAAAATGATTAAATTGAAAAAAAAGTTGTCTCTGAATACAGAGACAGAATCATTTTCAATGCTTCGTAACTTTTTTTTCAGTTTTTATATACTAAGAAAATAAATTTTTAGACTGATTTCCGCTGATTTTCCTAAATATTTCTTAATTTATCACCATAAAAGCACATAAATAATTAATTAATACTTAAAAAAGCGGAATTCAACAAATTAAAAAACCTCAATTTAAAGAAAAAATAAGTATTATCATTTATGTATTAACTAAAAAAATGTATATTTAAGTTGTTATCATAACTTTTTCAATAAAATATTCAAAAAATAAATAAAATAAAAATATACTGTTTTTATTTGTTAGCATATTAGGTATAATATAAAATTATACTAAATATTATTACAATCAATAATCAAAAAAATATTAAAATCCAAAATATTTCGTTTTTGTTACCATTATCATAACAAAAATAAAACAAAATTATTAACTTTATTATCATAATAAATTCAACTTTTAAAAAACAAATTAAAAATAACAATATGTGAGCATATTAGATAACAAAACAACATAGTAGTTAAAATTTACAGTCTCATTAAAATATAGAAAAATAAAAAAACAACAAAAAGAGTACTATAAACAGTTTTGTGAGCATAAATGGTAAGAGAATTAAAAATAAAAA